CTTACATGTTTAACATGTTTTATAAATTCAGCAACTAATATACTATCATTGTTTGATTCTTTCAATTGAATCATCAATTTTAGATTTTCATTTTCAAGTTCTAAATTGCGGTTATACTCATTATAGTCATTGAAGCATTTTATATTACTATTTATTATTTTCAATAACATTTGATATGTAAGATTCTTTCCAATTAGAAAAAGTTCCATCTCATTCTCATGATTTTCCAAATTTGTGATTTTATTTAATCTTATATTTTCATGGTTGTGAATAAAAGACTCAAAATCACTACTGCGATTTACAGAAAAACAATCGAGTAATACACATTCCTCGTATTTGGTTTTATGCTCTGAATATCGATTTTTGATTCCAATGCGACTTTCTCCAATTTTAACAATATAATTTCCATGTTCTAATGTTTTAACACGGATGATATATACAATTGAACCGATTGTAGCAAACTTTTGTAATAGTAATTTTTCTTTATCAAGTTCGCGTTCTTTTTTGAATTTAACTTCATATTCTTTAGTATTTTTATCTTCAATTTGAAGTAATTGAGTTTTTAGTTCAATTGTTTCTTCTTCAATAACTTCATGAAGTGATTCTTCCAATTTGATAAAATAATCGTGTATTTCATCTGCTTTTTTAGTTCTGGCCTTCAAGCAAAACTTTTTGAATGTTATAATATTCATCATGATAACTTCATTATTATTACCACCATGCGATAATTTTGATTCTTTCTTTGGATGTGGGACTATTTCATCTTCATCGTTGTTTGTCATAAAATCTTGCTTATGAAGCTTCATAAGCAAGATTTTATAATCTTTATCAACGATAAATTGTTTTTCTAATAAATATTTTGAATTACCTTTGGTTGAAAACCCCAACCATTTCCACACATTATCCAAATCGATAACATAATCATTTAGTTTATCGTATTTTAGATAGCAGTAAAAGCTTGATAAAAATAGTTGCTGTTCGTAAGTTGTAAATTTGGATTGAACTTTTTCAATCAACTTTGATTTACAATTTATATTTATTTTCGAGATTGGGTTATTTTCAATCAAATCAACGATATCAATACTTGTTGTATTCTCCATTTTAGTATAATATTTAGTTTTTTTTATATTAGAGATTGGATAAATAAATTTCAATTTTTTCCATCAATAGTCGATACCTCTTTACGAAAACTCCGAACTTAAATCAGCTTAAAAGAAATCATCATTATATCTTATGATAATTTCTTTAATCCATTTAGAGAATAATCACTAATATTTAGCTCTCAAAAATAACCATTTCATTTCCAAAAAACAGTTTAAAAAATTGTTTTATTTAGGACATTAATATTTTAGAAATTGAATTAAAATTGAATTAAATGCGTTTCATGAATTTTTTTTTTCTATATACAATTATAATGTCAGGTGGTCTGATGCAACTCGTAGCCTATGGCGCTCAAGATATTTATCTCACTGGAAACCCCCAAATCACTTTTTTCAAGGTTGTTTACCGTCGTCACACTAACTTCTCTATGGAGTCCATTGAGCAGGTCTTTAACGGAACTGCTGACTTCGGCAAGAGAGTTACTTGCACCATTTCCCGCAATGGTGATCTTATTCATCGTGTTTACCTTCAAGTCACTCTTCCCCTTGTTGAGTGCCCTGTTGTTACTAACCAGCAGTCCGATGTTTATGATCGCAACTATTGCTTCCGATGGGTCAACTACGTCGGCCACATTCTCATCCGCAACGTTGAAGTTGAAATCGGTGGACAACGCATTAATTGTCGGTGCTGAAAAACACGAGGGTTTAGATTTTAAGACGAAAAATTTAAACATAAAAGCCTTTAGTAATCGTCTTCCTGACTATTTGTCCATAGTCATAAAAAGGATTTACACGTGTTAGTGTAGTTATTATTTCAATATAATAATTATGCAATATTGCCAAATTGCGGGGACCCCCTAAAACTGTAATTTAAAAAATGATAAAATGATTTAAAAATAATTTAATATAACTTAATAAAATAACAATGAAGATATGTAGAATATGCAATAAAGAAAAAAGTTTTGATGAATTTCATACAAGAAAACTTAAAAATAAAATTGGATATAGAAATGAATGTAAAGAATGTAGATGTTTAATTGAAAAAAAAAGAAGAAATTCTAACGTAGATGAATATAAAAAAAAAGATAAAGAATATTATCATAAAAATAAAGAAAAACATAATAATAAATCGAAAGATTATCGTATAAAATATAGAGAACAAATAATTATACAAAAAAAAAATTATTATGAAAAAAATAAAAATAAAATAAAATTATATCATCAACAAAATAAAAATAATCGTAATTTAAGAATTCGACTTTTAAGAAAAACATCAAGAGTGTTTGCTATAAAAGAATCGATACGTTCAAGAATTCACGAATTATTAAAAAATAAAAAAACATCAACTTCTTTGTTAATTGGAACAAATAATAATAATCTTAAAAAATGGATAGAAATACAATTTGATGAAAAAATGAATTGGAATAATTATAATGATTACTGGGTAATCGATCATGTTATTCCGTTATCATTTTTCAATAACATTAATGAAAATGAAAAATTAATGTGCACAAATTGGATAAATTTACGACCATATGAAAAAAAACAAAACATGAAAAAATCTAATAAAATAATTATTAGTGAAATATTAAATCATATTAAATTATTAAAACAAATATCATTATTAAATGAAGGATACCAAACATATTATGAAAATAGTATGTGGCAGAGACTAGAACTCTGGTATGGTAAAAATTCCACAGATGAAGAAAATTTTAAAGATTTTCTGAAATGGGCAATCCGCAGCAAAGTTCCTAACCTGTTATTATAACAGAATGGAAAATGTTCAACGACTAGACGGCAATAGACCTTTAAATAATTAAAGGCTTAAGGTATAGTCTAATCCTTTGGGAAACCAAAGGTACATAAAAACAAGCCAATCATATATGCGACAAACAATATGGTGATTGGCTTAACATCTGGAACGAGCTCTCTCAAGAGCCCGGCCATCAGGTAGGATATGACAATATGGTTGGAAACACCTTCGCTCTTACTGGTACCGCCCTTGCTAAGGCCGAAGCCACGACTCTCTATGTTCCCTTCCAGTTCTGGTTCTGCCGCAACCCCGGTCTTGCATTGCCATTGATAGCTTTGCAATATCATGAGGTAAAGATCATTCTCGAGTTCCGCCAGAAGAACGAGTGCTACGTAACTGCTGACCAGCTCGGCAACTGCGGTGTCTCTCTTGATTCCCAGAATAACCTCTTCTGCGTCCCTTCTCTTGAAGCAGCTTCGCTTTACATTGACTACATCTACCTCGACACTGACGAGCGAAGACGTTTTGCTCAGGTCTCCCATGAGTACCTTATTGAGCAGCTCCAATTCACAGGAGATGAGTCAATTACCAGCCAGAATGTCAAGGTCAAATTGAACTTTAACCACCCCGTCAAGGAATTGATCTGGGTTGTTCAGAGAGACTCCGTCATTCAGCTCGGTATGAACCAGTGGAACAACTACACTGATGATTTCGACAACGACACCTTCGGTGTTATCGGCTCCAACGGTCTTCTTGACCCTCAGGCCGCCCTTCGTACCAATGTCGAGTCCGGTTATTCCGCCACTTCATTCCCTTCCGTCTACAACCAGACTTACGGTGCCCCCGATCCCCTTGGTCCCCAGCCCGGAAAGTCCCAGACTACTCCCGAAGTCGCTTGGGCCTACCTTCCCCCCGGTGGTGGTGCTGGAACCAACAACAACGCTCCCGTCAACTTCTCTGATTACAACGAGGCTGCCGGAGGCGCTGACCACGCCGGTCTTGCTCCCCAACGCGCCGGTCGCAACCCAGTCGTCCGTGCTAAGCTCCAGCTTAACGGCCACGACCGTTTCTCCGAGCGTCTTGGCTCTTACTTCAACCTTGTCCAGCCTTATCAGCACCACACCAACATTCCTGCTACGGGAATCAACGTGTATTCCTTTTCGCTGCAGCCCGAGCAGCATCAGCCCTCAGGCACTTGTAACTTTTCGCGAATTGACAACGCGACTCTTCAACTTCAAGTCACACCCAAGACTTCGATTTCATCTAAAATCCGTGTATATGCTACTAACTACAACGTTCTTCGCATAATGAGCGGGATGGGTGGCCTTAACCTACTAGTTACATTAATATTAATGTCTGTTAATCAGGGCCTAAAAGCAGTATGCTACAGTAAAGTGAGCTCTTACAGTAGAAAACCATTTATGTCCTCACAATCATCTATTTTGATGATATGACTAACTGCTAGTTGGTTGATTTATATCAACCAGCAACACACCTTGTTGTTCGGGAAACCCCTTACAGCCTTTTCTACCAAGCTTATCTCCGAAAGGAATAAGTGGCCAAGAGTAATGAACTTGGGTATGGTAATAATGAAAAGGATTGGGCAACCCGCATGCTTACTACCTAAAAACGATATGCTAGTTTATGGTAGGGCGTCAGAGACTGAACGGGCGTGGGTCGTTTATGAAGATCTAAGCAATCTGAAACGGCTTAAGATACAGTCCTCCTTCTAGGGAAACTTAGAAGATAAAGAGAGCTTACAGCAATTAAAATATTATTTCTTAGTTTTTACATTTATTTGTAAAAATTGATTTTAATTTATTCAAATAAATAAATTAAATAAAATGGAAGCATTGAATAAACATGTTTTAGAAAATAACTTGGTTATTTTATCAACTAATGTGGGCCATAGAAAAAATATGGGCCGTTATTCCGGTAAATTGTTAAACCCATATTTTTTAGTTCGGAATGAAAGCGAAAGTGTTGAAAAAGAATATTATATTATGTTTTGTAATCCGAATATGATTACTTATTTTTCAATAGAAGATTATAATAAAGTAATCTGTCAGGACTATACATGGTCTCATAATCCATTGGTTGGATATGTATTTACAGCCGGATTATATTTACATCAGCTTGTTATGGACCATTTCGGTTTTGGTAAAGGACAATTGAGCGTTGACCATATAAATCAAAATAAAATTGATAATCGGAAATGTAATTTAAGAATAACAACACAGTCTGAACAAAATACAAATCGAGGAAAGGTATCCCGTCATTTTGATGCTAAAAAGATTCCAGAGGAATTTATGAAATGGCTAAAAAATGAAAGACAATTAGACAATTTACCAAAATTTTGCGAGTATTATAAGAATGACAAGGAAAAGAAAGAATTTTTTGTAATAAATCATTTTCATCCATTAGTCAAGGAAAAAAATGAGAGAGTTAAAATATC